ACACAATTTCTAGCAGCACGGTGTGGTTCGGCTTTCGTGCTGGTTGCCTGGGTGTCGTTTGGCGATTAGTCTTCCGTTAGTAAGTAAGTTGCGCAGCCATACAACTCCAGCATCTCCTTCCAAAAGTAGATGACTGCGGGATCTGCTCCAGGTACGCGCTTACAAATTTCGCTGGCCAACACTCTACGGTAAGGGTGCTTCACGGCCTGCGACAGCGCGGAGTAGCGCGCGCCAGCCTGCCGATGAGCGCGTAACCAGTCTCGGCCACGTATTAGTCGCTCTTGGAATAGCGCACTTGTGGTTGCCGGGAATTCTTCAGCTCTGATACGCTTGATGCGTACCAGCTTGCGGTCTTGCCTAGCCAGCCCCACGCGCAGCACCCCGGGCCCGCGGTTCTGCGCGACTGAACTTGTGAAAGCCCCAGCTGCCATCTGAGTGGCCAGCACTTCGTGCGGCAATGTAGCTTCAGGGGGAAGGAATTTTTGCGCATCCTCGATCATCGAAGCAGCTAGCTCTCCACTAGCATCTGTCGGCATACCAACTGGTTCGTAGTTCTCCGTCGGCGTGAACGTGCCATCCAATTCGTAAACGTCGCCGTAAACATTGGGTATACCCAGGCCGCCAGTTTCGCGCGTCCCATGCACAATATGGTCCGCGAACCGCAGCTCCCCATCAGTGGCCCACTTTTCGAAAGCGCACATCGCCATCTTCTCCATGAAGCTAGCGCTGCGTGCGCGTCTCCCTGCTTTGCGAGCCACTTCTATAACAGAGCTAAGTTTGGCCACTGGATCAACGAACTTCGGTAAAATGCTGTTGGACCATTGGCCCGATAACGCTGACCCGAGCATTCGGCATAGGCTGCCGTAGACACCATCTTCCGACACGAACAATCGAAAGAACTCTCGGTACCTGTAACCTATCAGTTGTTTGATGTCCTTGAACTCGAACCCCATCACTTTGCCGACGCGCAGGGTGACTGCCGTCTCGTAAAGCGTGCGCCCCTCCGCCGCGACGTCATCGCCGCCTGACTGGTAGTTGAGGAAGGGGTGAAAACCGACCAACATCTCCACTTGTTGACCCAGTACGGATAGGTAAGCCCGATTCAAGATACTGTTAGTGAACGATGTGTTGCGCCATCCAGAGAGCAGGCCATGTGTGAAGATGATCAGATCGCCCTCATGCTCGATCGCGATTTTTTCGAAACTCTCGCTAACCCACTCAATTGATTTGCGCAGATCGGCGGACAACCGGTTGTGTTTCGCAAAGATTGCCTTCGTACCTAGTATGGTCTGCTGCATGTGCTTGATGGCATGCGTTTCGTTGAAGTTGGCGTAATCCAGCATCAGATGGACGCACCAATCCTGCGACTCGCGCCAAAACCAGTGATCCTCGCGCTGCGCCGTGGAATCAGCCATGATGCGCGAGTTCCGTATAGGCCCACCTTTCTCGATCAGGTACAAGATGTGGCTCACCATTATGTAGTGAATGAGATGTCCTGGAAACAGTGCGCGCGATTTCACCTTCGAAGGCTCTTTCTTGAAGAAGTACTTCGTGAAGCTGTTCGGCACGTAATCTTCCAGCGCTTGCTTTACCATATCCACGAATTCGGGAAACTCGAACACTGCTGACTTGTTCAGACGCACCCGCTTCAGCACCAGAACAGTCATTCCGCTGATCTCGGTGGTCAGCTCCTCCAGCTGCTCGATCCGGTCCCCAGGTACTCGCAAGTACACGTCTGCTTTCGGGGAGCCAGTCGCTGAGCCAGGTTTCACCCACCGGCGCCGATTCTTCAGGAAAGCTTCGAAGGTTTCAACTTGGTCGGACATCTCTACAAGCACTTTCCCGATATTGGCCGACACCTCATCATATGCGGTTTGGATGGCCTCACCCAAACGAGTATCGAATGCAGATTGTGACCAGCGGCCGTCCTCGAAGAAGATCTTGGCTTTTTGCAGCCGCGTCCGATCCTCAATCTCAGCCTCGATATCCTCCTCACCCATCAGGCGCCCTGCAAGGCAGTCAAAGTACGTGAAGTAAGCCAAGTCACTTGGAGCCAGAGCCACCCCAAGGTAGTTCAAGCCAACGCGGACGTTGTTATGTATCTCCTTAGCCATAACCGCGAAATCAACGTCACTTAGAGAACCGAGCGGCAAGCGGTTCAGCAACTCTTTGTGCTCAGGACGCACTACGTAAGCAACTACATCCCCGAACACAAGATGGCATAGCACACGTTCGTACCGAGATCCGCGGTGCGCACAGATTTGTTTGAACCACACCCACGAGTCAGGGTCCGCCATAGCTGCACCTCCCATTCGCACCCAGTCCGAGATATTGCACATCGCAAATTGAGCGTTGCCTGGACCCAACGGGTACTGATCGCGCCAAGTGTCCTCGTCCCACTCGGGCACGTATGTCAGAGCAGGCTCGACCACTGCTGAAGCCACTGCGTGCACAATCCTCGCCCACATCGGGTGGTTGTGCTCGTGGTGCGCCTCGCACGGTGCACTCGCGCCCAGGCTAAGCTGCAGTTGGCGGGCAGCCACTGCCTTGAGCCAGGGCAACTGGGACCGTGAACGCAAGATGGCGAGACTTCGGTTGAGTAGCTCCGCCTCCTTCGGTTGGTTAAAGGCCATGGCCACGTAGTCGCGAGCTTGGTCGGTATACTGCAGCACTCGCGCGCGTGACAACACCTCGCCTACGCTGTGCACCAAGGTACTGTAAGCCTTGACTTCCACGTGCTCGAGGTCGTGGCGACGGGCGTAGTGCCAGTTCGCCTCACGTTGTTCGCGCATCAGCCGCATCGTGGCACCGCGCACGACAACGTCCGCTTCACGCATGCGCTGGCTCGCCGCCACCACTTCATCCGGGAGTGAGTACACGGCTAGCACACGCAAGCCTAGTGCCTCGGCCATCTCAGCTGTGTGACAGTAAACGACCTTAAGGTTGGAGTCAGGCGACACGGTGGCGAAGAAGCGACGAGCGCGGGTGAGCATGAGTTCGTTCTGCTTGATAAGCTGGTGCTTATCCCCGTGGATGAGCCCGGCTTCGCGCATTGCGAGCATCTCGTCTAGCTCGGCGTCCATGTCGTAGTCAGACGAGTCCGCGACAATATCATCTAAATCCAGGCCACTGTACCTGGAGCAGAGGGTTGACTTGCCACAGCATGACGGCAACACGATCGAAACCATGTCGCGCCACGCCGGCAGAGGGCGGAGCCCGGCTGTTCCACGGCCCGTTAACCGCGTTACGTTCGGGCCGTGTGGCGTACCTGAGTACGAAGCACCTAGTGTGGCTGACATTGCGAGGTATCTTCAATTGGCAGGGAGTGCTGCTTCTTGAGTAATCCGTCGTGGTCAGGCGGGGATGGTGCAGTGTGGGTTGAATGCTTGTGAGGGTAAGTGCGTGCGAGGAGCTGGGTGCCTGACAGAATTTAATTTAATGCCTGCAGGCGTACCGAGTGAACGCAAACGGTCACTTTGCACGATTACTTCGCGGCAAGAAGAAAGTTCCCCTTTTCTTCTTTTTTGC